CGATCGGCAATATCATCCTGCGCATTTTCGCCAAATCCGCAGTTTTCAAAAAACATGACGAATGAGGTCAACCATGAAAAACATCTTTGTTTTCACACTCATCGCTTTGCTTACCGCCTGTAATGCGGTGCAAGGCGATACCCCGCTGCAACGCTATTACGGCTTGCAGACGGATTACCGCGCCATCCAAAAAGTGGCGCTCACCTACAAAAACGGCTGCGCTGACACCGCGCCGGAAAATCCTTGCCATAAAGACGTGACCAACATTCAGGCCATTTCGCGCCGTGTGCAAAGCACGTTCGATTCAGCAGAAGCCGCACGGCAGATCGGCATCAACGCCGATTTTGCCACCAGCGTTGCTATTGCTGGCACGGCGCTTGGCGAGCTTTCAACCTATCTTCAACACGCATCGGAGGTGAAATAACCCGCTATGGCATTATCCCCAAAACAAACACAGCTCTTTCTTGAGCTGCTTGACCGCGTAGTGCTGCTTTTGCCTGCATTGCCGGAAATCAAAGCCTCTTTCACGGATACCAACAGCTTATTCAAAACGCTGCTGAAAGAAGGCCGTGACCCTACCGATGAAGAACTGAACGCAATCCGCGACGAAAATAACGCGCTCTACGAACAGCTCCAATCATCTTAACGTTTCCATCACCCTCCCTGACTTGCGCTCCGGCTTCCCCATAGGCCGGGGCGCAGTTTTTTTCAGGAATAACCAAGGACATTCAGCATGGCTCTAGTCGTCGAAGACGGAACCGGCATCAGCAATGCAAACGCCTATGTTTCAGTAGCCGAAGCCGATGCCTATTTTTTAGCGCGGAATAATACCGCATGGGCAGCCCGCACCACTGCCGACAAGGAAAAAAGCATACTCTATGCCACGTCATTCTTAGACGGGCAGTTTTTCTGGTATGGGCATATCTCGAAAAGTGACCAAGCCTTAGGCTGGCCGCGTATCCTTGTCTATGACCTGGAAGGCCGTTCACTTCCCAGCAATTCCGTGCCGCAGCGGGTGAAAGATTCCACCTGCGAGCTGGCACTTGAAGCACTCGACAAACCGCTTTCGCCATCCCTCGCGCGCGGCGGCGCAATCAAGCGGCAAAAAGTTTCTTCGCTGGAAATCGAATATTTCGAGCGCGCCAGCTCCGAGCGCACGTTTCCCATCGTCCGGCAGGTTCTGCGCGGGCTCTACAAAGATTCACCAACAGCAGAGTTATTCAGAGCATGACCTTTGAAACCGACTTTTTAGGCTTCGCCCGCGATAGCATCGAAACTTACGGCGCGGCCGTAACCTTCCGCAAGCCGGGAACTGAAACCTATGACACCACCAACGGCAATCTCACCCAGCCCGCAACGGATTATGACATTCGTGCGCTGATTGAAAGCTACTCGGAATTTCACATTGCCCAAGGGCTAGTGAAAGCCGGTGACCGCCGCATCATCATTGCCGCAGGCAGTTTGTCCGTCACCCCGGCGCCGGGCGATTACATCATCCATGCCGGACAAACCTATCTCGTTATCGCCGTGCATAGCGAATATGCCGCCGACACTCCCATTATCCATACTTTGCAAGTTCGCAATTAACCATGCCGAGCAACATCAACGATTTTGACAAAGACCTTCGCGTGTTCGCCACGGTCAAAGTGCCTGACGATCACAGCAACATGGTCAAGAAAGTGGCGATGCAGGCTTTAAGCGGAGTTGTAAACAAAACCCCGGTCGATACTGGCCGCGCGCGCAGTAACTGGATGACCGCCGTAAATGCCGTGCCGTCCGAAACTATCGAATTGAGCGCCAACCTCTCGCGCCAACAAGCTGCTGCGGAATCTCTTAATCGAGGCGTAGCGGTGATTGATGAAGCCAAGCCATTTTCATCCATCAGCATTGCCAACAATTTGCCGTATATCGGCGTGCTGGAATATGGCGGCAGCAACCAAGCGCCAGACGGCATGGTGCGAGTAACCCTTGCTGAAATTGAAGCCGCTTTCAAATGAGCTACGACACACAACGCAATGCTATTCAGACCCGCTTTAAGACCCAATGGCAGGCCGCGTATCCAACCATTCCGATTGTTTTTGACAACCTTCGCGCTGACAAAGCGCCGAATGGCTATGTGGCACTCCATATCTTAAACGGCGCATCCGCCCTGCGCGGCATGGGTGCGCAGCGCCTATTCCGTTATCCCGGTGTCATCAGCGTGGATATTTTCGTTCCTGCTGAAAAAGGCACAAAACTTCTCGACCAGTATGCCGACACGATTGAAGGCATTTTTAGAGCGGTGAGTTTTAGCGGCATCCTTTGCCGTTCCGTCGATCGGCGGGATTTAGGCCAGCAGGATAACTTCTACCGAGTGAACGTTTCCTTTCCCTTCACCCGCGACGAGCTGCATTAGCCGAAACTAACCAACCAAAACCGCATGAAAGCCGCATCCCGCAAGGGGCGCGGCTTTTTTGTTGCCAACCCTTAACCCAATGGAGATGACCCTATGCCTATTGCAGATACCGCCCGTTCCCAGCTTTACTACGCCGAAGAAGTAACCTGGGGCGTCACACCAGCCATTGCCCTCAAAGCAATGCGCTATACTGGTGAAACCCTTAATTACAGCATTGATACCACGCAATCGAAGGAAATCCGCGCTGACCGGCAAATCACGGATTTAATCCGCACCGATGTTGAGCCGGGCGGTAACGTGAACTTCGAGCTTTCCTACGGTGCGCCTGACGACTTGTTCGCAGGTGCATTATTCAATGCTTGGCTCACTGCCGTAGTATTATCGGGTAGCACTTATGCCGCCGTTGCAGGCTCGCCTGATAGCTTTACTGATTCGGCCAACGGCTTTGTCACCGCAGGGCTTAAACCCGGCCAATGGATAAAAACCGCTGGCTTCACCAATCCTGCAAATAACGGCTATTTCCAAGTGCTGACCGTCGCCGCCGGCACGATCACCGTCAAGGGTGAAACCGGGCTGGTGAACGAATCGGCTGCGGCAGGCCGTTCCATCAAAGGCCAGAGCTTGCGAAATGGCACGACAGCAAAAAGCTATTCGCTGGAATTGGCTTTTGCTGACGTGACCAAGTTCAAAGCCTTTACTGGGATGCGCGTGAATTCTCTGGCACTCAATCTCTCCGTTGGCGAGATTCTGACCGGCGTGTTTGGCTTCCTGGGCAAAGGCGCGGCACTCAATGCAGCAACTATCGGCACGGGCGGGCCTACTGCCGCACCGACCAATGACGTGCTAAATGCCGTGAGCAACGTGGCCTATATCGGCGAAGGGCAAGCCTTATTTGCAGGCAAGCTCAAGGAATTCTCGCTGAACCTCAACAACAACCTGCGCCAGCAAAAAGCTGTCGGTACGTTGGGCAATGTCGGCATCGGCACTGGCCGCGCTGTCGTAACCGGTAAGCTGACCGCATATTTTGAAGGGGCCGCTAACGACCTCTACACAAAATATCTGGCCGGTACTGAAACCTCGCTGTCATTCCGCATCACGGATGCCACGGGTAATGCTTACATCATCACCTTACCGCGCGTGAAACTCACCAAAGGCGAGCTGACTGCGGGTGCGGCTGACCAAGATGTAATGGCAGAGCTGGATTTCCAAGCCCTGCGCCATCCTACCTACGACTTCACCATGCAAATTGACCGTGCCTTCACCTAAGGCGCGGCCAGTTTGTTTTTACTTTTAACCAACCACGGAGAAAACCATGACCGATATTCGTAAAATCTACGCCACTGACACAACCAAGGAAAATGAAGGCGTCTGGTCGCAAGACCTGGGCGGCGGCTTGCGCTTGAAAATCGCAAGGCTGAAAAATCCCCATTTCCGCAAGCTCTACCAAAAACTCACTAAGCCTTACGAGCGGCAAATCCGTAATAAGACACTGGATGATGCGGTAGAAAATTCCATCCTTGCGCAATGTCTGGCGAAAACGGTTTTACTCGGCTGGGAAAACTTCGTGCTGGATGGTGTGGCGTTGGAATACAGCGAACCCAATGCCTTGAAAGTGCTGTCAGATATTACTTTGACAGATTTCCGTGACCTCGTGGTGGATTTAGCAAGCGATGCTGAATTGTTCCGCCAAGAGCATCTTGAGGACGCGGAAAAAAACTTATCGCCTGGGTCGAATGGAACGTTGAGTGGGGAGAACACCTCAAATTCCTCCGACACCTAGAAGAAAAGGACGGTGTTACGCCTTCGGCTCTTGCAAAAGAGCCGGAGGTATTCGCCGATCTACTTGATGTTCGGGATGCGTTTATCGTCCTTTCTCCCAGCAGGCCGTTTGGCTTTGGTGTGGGCTGTATTCCGCTATCCGAAATCGAATCCTTTATCCGGCTTTACGAAGTCGAGGACGTTGACCGCTTCCTGCGCCTTATCCGCGTGATGGATACGGCCTATGTCGAAAAAATCAACCAGCGCAACGAGCGTAAAAATAAGGCATAAACCCCGTGGAAAGCAGGCTTGTCGTCACCATTGACGGGCGTGGCGCACAAACTGGTGCGCGCGACGTAAACACTGCGATAGATTCCGTGCGCCGCAATGCGCGGGATCTGACGCAGCAGCTTGACAGCAGCTTTGGCCGCTTAAAGCAGAGCCTGTTTTCCGTGCAGGGTGCTATTGCCGGTATCGGCATTGGCGATTTTGTACGGCGCTCTATTCAGTCTTTTGTCGAGTTTGAACGCGGGCTGGCGAATGTTGGTAAAACCACCGATATTGCAGGCCAGGAATTGCAAGACCTGGGCAAGCAGATCATCGAGATGAGCAAGAGCATCCCCGTTGCGCGCAACGAATTGCTCAATATCGCGGCTTCGGCTGGTCAACTTGGTGTAGAGGGTAGCGCCAATATCCTCAAATTCACCGAAGTCATTGCCCGGCTGGGTTTTGCCAGTAACCTTTCCGGCGAGGAAGCGGCAACCATCCTTGCCCGCGTTATTAACGTTGCGGGCGAATCTATTGATACCGTCGATAAGCTGGCATCGAGCATCGTGTATCTAGGCCGCACCTCTGCGGCTTCGGAATCCGAAATTGCCAAAATGGTTATCGAGCTGTCCAAAGGCACGGCACAATTCAAAGTCGCCAGCGCAAATCTTGTTGGCCTCGGCACGGCCATGCGTGAGTTCGGCCAGCAACCGGAATTGGCGCGGTCTGCTATCCTGCGCACGTTCCTTGAGCTGAAAAATGCCACTGACCAAGGCGGGCAGCAACTGAAAACCCTCTCCATGCTCACCGGCATGACGGGTGACCAGTTCAAAAAATCCTTCCAAGAAGATGCGTTTGGCGCATTCATGGCGTTCATCGCTGGACTGAAAAGCGTCATCGAGCAAGGCGGCAATGCGCAACAAGTGTTGGCAAGCCTTGGCTTGAACGGCACGGAAATCAATGCCGTGCTTCCGCTTCTAGCGGTTAATTACGACCGTGTGGCCGAGCGCGTAAAAGAGGCGAATAAAGCCTATCAGGAAAACGTCGATCTCAACAAAGTGTCGCAAAAAGCATTCGACACCACGGCGGGTAAAATCCAGCTCATGAAGAACGCCTTTGACGAATTCCTGCGCAAAGTCGGCGCAGAAGCTGCACCTGCCTTCAACAATCTACTGGATAAGCTCATCGCTTTTGCTTCCAGCGATTCCGCCATTATTTTTGGCAAGGCGCTCGGCGCAGTTCTGCAACTTATTGCCGATAATGCTGACTTGCTGGCAATCGCGCTGACTGCTCTGGCGGTCAATCGTACTATCACCTTTTTCGTAACTCTTGCTACGGTCGGCGCCAATGCCGTGCGCGTCCTTCGTGCCGGCACGGTAGCAGCTATAGAAAATGCCGCTGCCAATACCGCCGCTGCGCGCGCAATGGCCGCATCACAAGCAGCCGCCAATCTCTATATCGGCACTGCGGGACGTGCGGCGGTAGCAACTGGCGCACTTTCGGTTGGCGCGCGCGCCGCCGCGGTAGGAACCTATTTGCTTAATACCGCCCTTGGCTTGCTGGGCATTAATGGGCCTGCGGTTGCCACGGCATTTACACAAATGGCCGGGACGGTAGGCGGATTACTCACTCGCTTTGCAAGTTTGCAATCCGTCAGTATGATTGCTGGTATAGCGGTGCGCGGGCTCTCGGTTGCCGTTGGCGGGCTGGGCATTGCCTTTGAAATTCTGTTAGGGCCTATCGGCTGGGTAGTGTTGGCGATTACCGGCCTGATTGCGCTCTACCAGCTTTATAAAGATAAAATGGTCGATATTGGACCGCTTCATGCAACGGTTGGCAATATCATTCAGGCAACTTGGAATGTCGTCACCCAGCGCGTAGGCGATAGCATCCGTTCGCTGGGCGAGTGGATTAGCAGCGGTTTTAGTCAGGCATCGGATATTGCAAGCCAAGCATTTTCTGCACTTTCGGAACGTGCGCGCGCAGTTTGGGATTCCATCAGCCAAACGGTGAGCGAAACCTTCACTTCCATTAAAGAAGCGATCGGCACGGCTCTTGATGAGGCTGGTGCTTATTTTGGCAACTTGCTTGAGCCGGTGACCTCGGTCTTTTCCGGCATTTACGATGCCGTGCAAAGCGCCATGCAATCTGTTGGGGAATATATCAGCGCGGCGGTGGATTCTATTACTGGCATCTTTCAATCCATGTATGATTCCGTGACCGGGATGTTCAGCGGACTCAAAACCTATGTTGCCGACGTTTTCAGCGGCGTTATCGAATATTTCGGCGGGCTGGTGGATGATATTGTGGGCGAAGCCAATCGCCTGCAGAAAGAAACCGACGCGGCAAAAAATGGAAGCTCTGCCGGTAAAGCGGCAGATGCGGCCAAGGGCGTGAAAGTATCCGATACTCCTTACGGGCCACAACTGCCAAAATCTACAGGCTTCAAAGTCGATTTACCGGGGTTGCAAACCCAAACCAGTAAATCCGGTAGCGGCGGTTCTTCAACCCGCAGCCTTGCCGATGAGTTAAGCAATCTTTCGCAAAACTCCCAACGGCAGGCGCAGGAATCCGGCTTGGATGAGCTGGGCAAGCGGCTTTACGAGGTGGACAAGGCCGTTAAGGAGTCGGTCGGCAGTTACGATAAACTTTCGGCTGCACAGCGCAAAAACGTGGATGACACGAAGGCGCAGATCACACGCAACTTTGAGCTGGAGCAATCAAATAAGCAGCGCATCGACGACCAGCAAAAACTTGCGCAAATCATCGAACAAACCCGCACTCCACAAGAACAATATAATCAGGCAATGGCGGAACTTGCCCGCATTCAGCCCACTACCGCTGAAGGCTATGAGGCCATTCGGCGCAAGGCGGCAGAATTGCGTGCGGAGCTTGAATATCAAGACCCGGTACTGCGTGAGAATCAGCGCCTACTTGAACAATTCAATGGCAATTTTGAGAACACGTTTAAGAGCGGTCTTTACTCGGTATTCACTAAGGGAAAAGCTGGCTTTAAGGATATGCTCGACGGATTCAAAAACCTCTATTTTGAAACCATCACCGAGCTTGCTTCTCGTCCGATTCTGGATGCGTTGCTGGGGCAGAAAACAACTCCTTACGGCGGGCGCAGCGGCGGGTTGCTTGGCGATTTCATGAAG